TGAAAAATCCTTGTAATTGCGTACTAGCTTACTTCTGAATCGTCTAAGCCCCTGGTGGTGTTATCTCTTAAGTCCCGGTGTACTTCCCCGGCAACCCGTAAAGGCTGAGCTCTCACACTAGCACAGAGTGCGCATTCTTCAGAGTTTAAAATGCCTCTAGCAATGTCTCTCTTTCAAAACTTTCCCTCCGACCCCTTTGTCGAATATGCTGAGTATTATAATGAGACGCACAAAGGTCTCTACACAGTTGACGCCCTTGCGCGTTGCACCGCGTTTGAAGATGTTGAATTTGCGCGTGTTGTGACGAACACTGCTTTAATGGTGTCTGTTCCTCTTGATGAACCTGTCAAGGATCTTAGCCACTATTATGATCGCATGCATAAACGTGTGATTAATAATCTTGGTTGTATTTTCTTCCAGAATTTTGAGGTCATGGATCGTCCGATGTTTAATTTAATTGAACATCTTAATGAGGCGACTATGGATCAAATCGTCCATCTTAGTACTTTGAGTGCTAGTGTTATGGTTCCTAATCTTGGACCGACTCCTTTGTGGTCCAGCATGTTCAATGCTCCTCCTCCTGATTGGTTTCAAGAACCTATTGTTGAAGAATTCATTGACAAGGGTCTTTTGGATCAAGTTATGAAGCAAGGTTATGTTTATACTCGGAAGAGTGAATATTATTTTGCTTCTAGTTCTCCTCCTTCTTTGTCCCATCTTAGTCATTTTGCTATCCTTGATGATCGGCGCCGAAAGTGGTTCCGGTTTTTGGAACAATATGACATGCCTCATGGTCTTTATCAAGTTGGTCCGGCTGCTCAGGCTGTGATTGATGTTGAGAAAGCACCTGAATCTAAGGGTGTTTGGTCGACTGCTACTGGTTTAGTTTCTGGTTTGTTGAATACACCTGCTAAGGCAGAGGTGTTGACGGACCGTATTAATGATATATTGGATGAAAACATACCTACATTTACAGAAAAGATGTTAGAAGCTAAAGAGCTGCTAACAAAAATGACGAGTGTTATGGAGGTCTTTTCCGCTGAATCTGTTAAAGAGACTTTTGAGTCTTTTAAAACAACAAATTCTTCTGTTTCTGACTTTCTTAAGTGGGTGAAGGGTATCTTAGCGGGTCTTAATTCGCCGGATACCTGGATACGATATATTATACCTGTTGCCGCTGGAATCTTGATTTATTTGATTCGTGGCGAGAAGTCTTATCATTTGATACCTGTTTTGGAAGGGGTCGCATTTGCTGGTGTGGCATATGTCGGTTCTTCTTACCTTGCTCCTTTGTTGGATTTGTGTGCTCATATGAAAGATGGTTTCTTTCAAGGACCATTTGGTTCTTTTAATGAAGCTGTTTCAAAGATGTTGTCCGGTTATTATAACTGTTCAATGAATTTTGATCGCTTGTCTAAGATCCTCCAGAATATACCTAAAGATATTGATGCCGTTTCTCGTATAGGAGGCATGATAAATGCTTTCTTTTCTTACCTTAAAGTGCGTTTGTATCTCGCTATGGGTTGGGACCTCAAGTCTGGCGTTATATCAGTTGATAATGCTGTGGTTAAAACACGTAAATTGGTTGAAGAATTAAGTTCTGATTCTTTGCCATTTACTGAAAATACGAAAATGCGCGTTAATGAGTTGGTCGCGGCTATCGAACACTTAATGTTCGATGCTACCAGGAATAAAGAACATATTGTAGTCGGTCTCTTACGTGATTGTTTGGTTCAATTGCGTAAGGTTCAATTGGCTGTTGTTAATCGAACTGGTAGGGGTTTTGGTACCCGTCACGAGCCGGTTTTTGTTGTCTTGCACGGTAAATCCGGGCAAGGTAAAACTACGGCTATGACTTATTTAGAGAAGGCCATAATGCGAAAGATCTTTGAGAAAGATGAAGCTTCGTATAATGACTATCTTGAGAATACGCGTAATTTCGTGTATAATGTTGGACCCGGTATGAAGCATTGGGAAGGTGTTGGAAACAACGCCAAGTTAATTAAGATTGATGAGTTATTTGCAGAAAAAGAAGCTATAGGTATGGAAGCGTCTCAGTCATTGTTGATCCAAAGATTGATCAATACGGCTGAGTTTGCTCCATTAATGGCTTTCGAAAAGAAAGGAATGATTAGTCTGGAACCTGATTTTGTGTTGGCGACTACTAATGTTAGTAGTTTGCGTGGTTCTCAAACTCTTGAAGTTAAAGGAGCTATGCGTCGTCGTATTCATATTCAGGCAGAGGTTACTCTTTCAGCTGATGTTGATCCAAATTCTAAGTATGTGGACTTATCGTTGTTACAATTTAATATGTCCACTATTGATAGTAACCTGTCTTTTGTTAAGACTGGTTTGGTGTTAACATTGCCTGAATTGATGGAAGAGATAAGAGAACAACATGAGTTGTTTTTGGCGCGTCAGCGTATCTCTCATCAGGAGACCGCTATTCATACTGATTACATTTTGGCAGGTGATCCTAATCCTACGGTTTATTTGGAAAATTTGAGAAAAGCTCGATTGAACTATGAACAAAATCAGAAGAATGATTACCATAGAGAAGAAGGTGATGATGTTTGGAAGGATGATGCAGACGAACAGGAAATGTTTATTCTGACGGATCCTCCTACTGAAGACCCTAATTCCGAGCCTGATGATAATGATTGTCATACGTTTCGTAAGAAAGAATATCATCAGTATAAGATGCCGCAACACATGGTATGGTCATACGTGCAAAGCTTACGTCCAGAAGATATTCTGGCCATGAGTCAATATGGTCATTTGGTTGTTGCACGAACTTCTCACGATTTTAAATCGTATTGGGAGTTGTCTGAAGGTTATGACCCTAAGCTTGATGGTTTATTGGAGCGGTTTGATGGTAAAGATCGCCAGTCCAAGGCTTTTTGTGTTTTTACCAAATATATCCATTTTTGTAGTATTACTAAATTTGGTTGGTCTTTTCCAAAGTTTATGGCTTTCTTCACACGGAAGGATTATATCCCCCTTTTAGGAGCAAAACTTTATGCTTTTACTTGTTATGTGGAGAGATTTTCACTTGAAGCTACTTTAGATCTTTTTGGGGCCAAGAAGTTAATGAAACAGTGTTCTACGTTTGTCCGATCTTTGGTACAAACTGTTAAGGATGCTGTGAAGAGCGTCGTACCCGAGATCTTGTTGATCATCAAGATTATTTTGATGACCACCCTTGTTACCATGCCTTTACTTAGGCTAATTTTATGGGTACAGGGGTTCTTTGCAAAGTGGGTTTTTCAATCTGATACTCAACGGAAAGGTCATAAAACCCAACATAGGAATTCTCGTTATAATAACAGAATTCGTGAGGGTAATGATCAAGATTGGGATCGGCCTGACCGTGCCACTGGTGAAGGAGATTACGGTAGGGGTGGTTTCCAAGTTAATAGTCGTGTTCCAGAGTTCCTGATGAATGCGCAACTTGGCGTACACAGGAATGTGTATGAACTTACTTGTCCGATGTTTCAAGGTCGTATGGGTTATTGCTTATTTTTGGGCGGTAATGACATGTTAATGCCGAGGCATTTTATGACAGCCTTGGAGGCCGCATCATCAGAAGTATCCGATACTTCATTTCATGTTATCCATTTTAAACAGGAAGGGCGAGATCCCATAAGCAAAACTTTAGATCAGATAACAGAAAATTCGTACTCCTATGGGAGTAATGAATATTATCTAGCTGAAGTTGATCTTGGGCGCCAGCATAAGGAAATTACACCACATATGGCAGATGCTAGTGTAACTAATAGATTCCTGATTGATTTTAGGAATCAGTTTACAGTAGCCTGTACATCTGGTGAGATGTCCTGGAATGGATTTCCCGCAACTTATCACCCCACTGTAAAGCTCCGTATGAATGATACAGGAGACTTTGAAAAGGTACATAATACCCTTAAAATTGAAGGGATAGATACCAAGGGTGGTGATTGTGGAATGTTGTATTTCGCAATGGACGGTCCGGCTGCAGGGCACGTTGTGGGAATGCACATTGGAGGTGGTAGTAATGGAGGTACTGGTTTCGCTATTTATCTTAACGGTAATATTGTTAGGAATATGAGGAAGCAGCTTCATGAAGGCTTTGAAATTCCGAAGATTCGCACAGTATTGCTTGATGATATTATACCGCCCGCTCGGGTATCTAGCGGAAATTCCCATATCGAATTTGAAGGGAATGGACGTATAGTCGAGTATTCTAAGAAGAATGTGAAAATTTCACCAAAAGGGATTGAGAAGCGCCTTGAAAATTATAAGGACTTTGAGATCACAGCTGAAATTTCACATATTGAAGATGTGTGTGATATTATTGGTGCGAGGTATCTTTCACAAATGAAGAGGATACCACAGCGCCTGAGCTATCATACCGCGGTATTTGGCGAACCTGGGCAAGTGGTTGCTACTAATTTCTCAACGTCCGCTGGCATTCCTTTGACTGGGACCGAGTTGGACAAGCGATATTGGCGCCATCTTGATGGTAGTCCTAATATTAAGGTTTTAGATCAGATTCGGGTTTACCTGAACCAAGCCTTAGTTGATATTATGCGTGGAGTTTGGCCTAATTTTATATTCAAGATCTTTCCAAAGGATGAGACTTTACCTGCGGAAGATGTGGATGTAAAACAAAAAGTCCGAACCATAAATGGAGGACCCATTATATTTATTCTGTTGCAGAAAATGTATTTTGGTGATCTCTGTGCTCTTATAGAGCAGAGGCCTTTGGAGTTTAATACTCTTATAGGCTAGATATGAATTCCATGGATGGACATTCTCTTGTTTTGAGATTGTTGGAAGTGAACCCAGAGAGGGATTCACTTTTTGGTGGTGACATATCTAAATTTGAATTCCGCCAGAGAGCAGAAGTGTCGACGGCGGTTTTCGATCGAATTATTGAACCATTATATGCGAATGCTTCGCCCGAGGAGCGCGTCATTAGACGTAATCTTTGGGAGATGGGCATTACGACTGTTAATGCGTTTGGTGATAAACTTTATTTGGTGCATGGTCCTCGTGCGTCAGGTGAGTATATGACGTCTTTGGGAAACACTATCTACGTACAAGTAGCTCTAGTGTACTCTTATTATAAAGCCTGTGGTTTCGTGAGAACGATCCTACCGACTTTCTATCTTCACGTTTATTGCGTCTCTGTTGGTGATGACAACATAGGCGCTGTTTCACGTGAGGTGAAAGATTGGTTTAATCAGGTGGCTATAAGGGATGGTATGCAGGATCTTGGTCTTGCTTATACCGATCCTAATAAGGGTGAAATAATTGACCCTTTTATGAAGCTTGATGATATCGTTATGTTGCAATGTCAACCCCGATATGATTCTTTATTGGGTCGTTGGGTTTGGTATCAGAAGCTTCAGACGGTCCTTGAAATGGCTCAGTGGACTAAGAAAATCCACAAGAGGCCTGATAAGACCATCTGGGCTAGTAATGTACTCGATAGTCTTCGGAAACTTTGTCTACACCCTAAATCAGTGTGGGATGAATATATTCCGAAGTATCAACGAATGATTGCTGGTTACCACATAGAAGTTCCTACTTGGGACTATCGTGGTATGCAGAAGATCGTTCTTGATGAAGCTTATATGGGTGTTGTTTTCAGGAATGAGATCGACGCCGAACAGGGAGAATTTCAGCATGGGCCTCGAACCCGATATCGTAAGGGTAAGGAAATTGCTTATGATGGGTTTTTGGTCATGTTTAATTTGGTTCTGGTGGTATTATTCGGTTATTTTGTTTGGCCATATTTACCACAATTTGGGACCATTTTGGGTTGGTATATTTACTCATGCTGGTTTCTTTTTGTTAATTGTTTCATTGCTGGTTTCTGGTGGAAACTAGTATGGGGTTAGACCCCACGTCCTCCTATGACGTTAAACTGGGCGTTCTGCATAACGAAATATCGTGGTACCAAAAGCTGTATGCGCTGCAAAGGTTAAAATGGAAGCACCGTTAGGAGTAAC